TACTCATCCGCACGAAACGGTCAGAAGCACCATCGTTACATCTTGCGCGTCCAAACAACGTAACTCGATAGGTTCTTCCAATAGTTAGATTGTTGAAAGTAAGAGCGTTGACAGTTCCATCCGACGTTATGTCTGAGGTAGGTGCCTTCATTTGCCACTTAGTGCCAGTAAGTCCGCCGATGCTTAAAGGATTGCGGGATTTAGATACACGCCAGCGGTAGTTTGAGTTTACTTCAGTGCTCCATTCACGCAAAACGCTACCGTTTGTAGATCTAAAAAAATACCTTCCAAACGTAACATTTACCTCGCCTGTCGCAGCATCAACTAGATGCGCTCCAGCGCCATGAGTGTGTGTGGCGGCTGTTGCTCCATCCACATAATGAAATCTATTAAAAGGATAGCTTGCTGCACTAAGAATAAGAGCACCGCTATTTACTGATGCCCATGACTTGCCACCATCTGCTGACACCTCCAGATCTATTACATCAGTTGGTTGAATTGGTGTTAAAAATTTAACTCTTCTACCTCTAAAGGTTGTTAAATTCACAGCTGCAAAAGGCGCTCCTTGAGGACCATATGCTGTGTTTGCTGGGTTGTAGTCATCTGAATCATTAAAAGCAGTGGTGTTATACCCATACTCCACCTGCGAGTTATCAATAGATACTGTTGAGCCTGCCCACTGGGCGATGGGGATACGGGCAAACAAAGAGAATTCAATGTTACTAGAAATTATAACATTCACATTTAATGGTAGTAAGTTTCTTGTATCATTGTTGTTTCCAACGTTTGAAAACGTAATTGTTGCAGACCCTGGGGTATAATACAAAGAAGCTGAGTTTCTTGTTCCAAGTGTACCTAATGCTACTGTAGTGCTTTCACCGCACAATTGCACAGCACTTCCTGTCACTGAGCTAGCAATAAAAGGTGAGGGTAATGTAAAAGTTGCTGGGTTAGCAGATACTGTTCCTGAAACAGCTCTACCTTGAATTTCCATTGTGTCGCCAACACGTCTATACACAAATTGAATTGATGTTACAGTACCAAATCCTGCGCCAAAGGTTGGCGTATATGTTTGCCAATCCGTCACTGGAGTTCCGCTTACAAAAGAATCAGGACCAACACGGACGTTGTCGAAGGTCATTGTGAAAGTATTAGTATGCGTTGCGGCTATGTGAAGGATTAGCCTATAGCTAGTTGAGTTTGTGGATACAAAGCTTGTTTTGTGTGTGTATGCTGATTCTGTGCCAATGAAAGCGGGAAGATCAGGTTGACCTGTATAGATAAGAATGTTGTTAGTGACATCGTAAACAAAAAGTCTTACATTGCCGCTTGCATAGTTAGTATCAGACACGAAATAGTCTAAGCTTATTGTAAGCTGCTTATTAGTATCTGCTCTATCAATTGTGAAATCATAGCTAATACCCTCGCCTTGGACGTTTGAGGCTGGCTTACTTAAAAGAAATGATCTTGTCCCTCTTACAGGGTTGGTTGATGTGTTGGTAATTGTGACAGTTGGTGAACCGCCTGTTCCGTCAACTGGAGTTGTTGCTGCAGTATCTTTATATGCTGCCCAACCTGCCGTTGTTGTGTCTTCTGCGTCAGGGTTTGCAATGTAGTTAATACCACCACTTGCGGCAGATCCTAACTCCGCCCAAGCACCGTTCTTAAATCCTTCAAACTTGTTTGCTGTAGAGTCATAGCGAACCATACCGTTAGATGGAGAAGAGGGACGTTCAGCCTGAGTTCCTACTGGTACTCTAATAGCTGAAGTACCATTGATGGTGACATCTCCTGCAACTGCTGGGTTATGGTGTGCCGTTAATCTAACACTGTTATTTGCTTCTATTTGTGTGTTAAAAGCATCGTTTGTGCCAAGGGTTAATGCTGAACCATCTGTGTTGCCGCCCTTAAGAACAACGTTAGAGGTAGAATCAAATGTTTTATTAGTGAGAGTCTGTGTGGCTGTGTTAAGCGTAAGTTCGATCTCGGAACCTGTTTGTCCAGCTTCAAACCGTTTAGACGTGTTGTTCCAGATAAGTCTTGAGTTTGTGCCATCCGCTATACCATCTTCCACCGTTATACCAGCGGGATCACCAACGCTAAGTCCTGCGTTGTTACCGTTAAAGTTGACCGTAATGTTTTTATCGCTAACCGCAAGGTTAGTGCTGTTGATAGTGGTAGTTGTACCGTTGACAGTTAAGTCGCCTGTAATAATAAGCTGAGTGATTGAACTATCTAGCGTTAGTGTGTTGTTTGATGCTAACGAGATTGTTGCTGCAGCGGTGTTCGGTATAGTAACGGTGTTGGTGACTAGCGAGAGAAGCGATCCATTTTGTGGTAAGCTAACTGAGGATCCTCCGATAGCTGCTATCAGACTAACGTTGTCTATTAAAGTTGAAAAGTTACCGCCAAGATTAATGTTTCTGGACACGTTGTTTAGATCAAACGTTAGCAGCGCTGATGCGGTGTTGCCTGGAGCTACCCTAAGTCCTAGTTCGTGTGTTGCCGTTTTAAGTGTTGGATCTTCTAACGTTTTGTTAGCTAGGGTTTGCGTGGCGTTTGCTAGTAAGATTGAGTCTGTGCTAGAAATGTTTGGTATGGTTAACGTCTGAGACGTGGTTTGTGCTGTGTTGATGGTAAGTATGGTGTTAGTGGTTTGTGATGACGTGTTAAACTTTATACGCTTAGATGCGTCACCACCGCTTGTGGCTGTGATAAGTTCAGTCAACGTGTCGGTTTCATTAGGTAACCGTATTTGTTGATTGGGAACCGTAGGAGCACCCGCAACAATAGACTGAGAATTTGTCTGTCCTTGTTTTAGCTTTACAGTCGTGCCGTCTAATTCTAAGTTACCAGTAACACGTGCCATTGTAGTCCTACAAGAAAACAGCACGTAAAGCAACCGAAGTTGCCTTACGCGCGAGGTTAGTGGTTATGCTTATGCCGTAAAGTTCTCGATAACGCCAATGCCTGCACTGTGTACAGAAATCAAACATCCTGTACCTTCCATGAACAGTTGCATGGTTCTGTCGTAGCCGTTAGAGTTTGGTTTTAGGTGCATACCTTTGCCGCCTTCTGGCTTAACGACTTCGAAGTCTGAGCCGTAGAACTGCAGTACGTCGCCTTCAGGACAAACGTAAATCTTTTTCTTTGGACAGAATTCGTCGGCTTGAAAAATAACAGCATTTTTACCATGTTGGTAACCGAGTTCAACAACACCACGCTTGTTGTCTTGGATAGAGTTAAATCGCCTATCAGTTTCACGAGATTCAACCAGGGCGTCAAGAGTTTCCCAAGCCATCATAGCTTTAGAATACTTATAGCGTCCTTGTCCTACAGCAACCATGATGTTTGACATCAGTATTTGGAAGTCTTGTGAATCAATAGGGTTGTTACCAGCATCACGTCGTGTGCCACCCAAAGCGCCACTCAAAGTAATGTTGTTAACTAGTCGTCCGTCGTTGCGGCTTAAAGAATCAAGACCAACAAACGCTTCAGTAAGTATGCCATAGTCAGCTGTCGGTGGCGTTGTCAAGTCAGGTCTAGTTACTTGCTGTGAGCGATAGATGTAGTCGTTGTCAAGGCTGTTTGCAGATACTGCTGTGTGAGCAGCAAGTGCTTTTAGTACAACTTGGTTAGCTGGGCGGTCACGAGAAATAACTTCCCAGGATGTGTTACCTTGCGCGTCTTGCACGCCGTTAGCAGTTGCAAAAATTATACGGTCGCCGAATTCAAACCAACCCACGTGTCCTCGAGCAGCGTTAGTTGATTTTAAAGTAACAGTGATCTGATCGCCAGCTGCACCAGAAGACGTAGTGTGCGATTGTACCTCGCCGAGTACACCTGTACCGTCTTGGTAAACAGCGGCTGACAGTAGACGACTAAGAGCGATTGTCTTAGCTCTCATTTCTTCTGCAAACGGTTCACCGTAGCGGCTCATGTCACTAATAGCGCGTGCAATAACAGCACGTTCTGCTTCTACAGTCAAAGCAAAATCTTTGTACTGCGCGCGACCTTCACTAGTACTTGACTTATGTGAAGCTGGATAAGCACCACTCAAAGAGACGAAGCCGGCAGCAGAAGATCCGTAAGCTGATCTAATTAAGAATCTAAGCTCACGACCTTCGTCTTTGCCCTTTTTCTTCTTTTTGATCATTTCCCAAATTGGGCTGTCTTCTGACAAGTTGTTGTAAACTGCACCTTTAGATACGATTTTTAGATAGTTAGCGAGTGTGAGGTTTGATAGAACGGTCATTGTAAAAAGCTCCTGTTAGTTAATTAGCCTCGACCTCGAAGTTTATTAAAGAGGTCAAGAGGGTTTAGTTTCATTAAGTTAGGATCAATTTGTGAGGAGTAGTTTGCCGTACTTGAAAGTTGTGCTTTTTGTACTGACGCTTGTTTTTTCTGGTCAACAGCTTGCTTTATTTCTTTGTTAACAATCTCGGACTTAAAGCCAGATATAGCCCTTGCATTGTCAGCAAATACTTTTGCAATAAGCTTTGGTCCAGGTAGTTTACCTTCTGGTAACCGTTTAGCGTACTCTTTTAAGTCAGCAACCGATTGCCTCCATAACATCTTACGTAGTTTATTTGCTACAGTAGGATCTTGACTATCGACGACTTGGTGTTTGAAAAACTCACGCTGCATCGCAGTTTCAAGTTTAGTAGTGGTTGCGCTATATTCACGCTCCTCTGCTTCTTGACGTTTGCGCTCAGCTTCTCTGTTTCTACGTTCCATGTCGCGTTCAAGGTTTCGCATCCTTGCTTCGTATTCAAGAAGTTGACGTTCTTCCGGTGTCGCCTCTTCATACAAGCGTCGTCGCTCGTAGACTTCTTTTTCGATGTCGGCATACGGTTTGTCAAAAATTACTTCAGCTAGCCGTTCGGGATCGTTCTTGAGTTCTTCAAGCTTGTCCCAGGCTTCTTTAATTTTTAGCAATTCTTGACGTTCTTTACTTAAGGCTTCGTACTGCTTTTGAATCTTTTGCTTTTCAGTAAAAGCACGCCTTGCACCTGCGGCAAGAGACAATTGTTTTTTTGCTTCTTCTAAACTGATTTCAATTTCTTTACCGTCTGCTTTGTACTTAATCGTCCCAGCTGCGGATAGATTAGGTTGTTTAGCTTCGGTTTCGGAAGGAGAATCAGCGGTTTCGGAAGCAGGCGACTCATCGTCCCAAAAGCTAGATTCGGGCACTTCAAGGTTCCCGCCTTCTGTTTGGTCTGACGAAGAAGAGTCTAAAGATTCTAGTCCAGCATCTACAGTGGCTTCTTCAGCGGCAGCGGAAGCAAGTTCAGCTTGTACATCTACAGTAAGTTCATCGTGTTCAGGGATCATGGTATGCGTCCTTTATGTGGGTGGCATAATATATGGTTAAAGTTGCGTCTTTGATGTAAAGATAGCAACTGTCTTTAGTCTATATAGCGTAAATAATCTTGTCAACTATTTTTTAGCCAATAGGAGAAGAGTCACCACCGCCGCCTAGCAACGCAGCTAGAGGATCACCGCCTGCTGGCGCTGCCGGTCCAGCAGGACCAGCTGGAGAGACCGCAGCTGCTTGTATAGCTTCGCGATCTTTAATATGTTTTTCAATTAACTGCTTTGCGGATTCTGGCAAGTCTCTAAACTCAGCCGTCATAATGTAGTCATACGCAAACTCTAACATGGCAGCATGGTCAGCGACTTCTCGTGGCTCAATATAGATATTTTGCAGTATCATCTTTTCAAAAATCTCACGCTGACGTTCGGCAGCCATCTCAGCCCTATCATGCAACCCTTCAAGATCGTTGAGCTTCATGTAGCGTAAGATAGCTTTCATTGACATGCCAGCTTCTTTTAGCTGTGGAGTTAAAAGCGTAATCACTTCGCGTCGCATGTTGGGATCTAACGGAAGGCTAGTGCCGTATTCCACGTCTAAGTCAAAACCTCCCGAAATGTCAGCGCCTTTAAAGTCCGCTACTTCAAACGCCTTTTCTTTACCAAGGACTAAGATAGTGCGGGGTTCAGTCCAGTTCTCGCGAACCAGCCCTAAGAAGTCCTTGTATATCTGTTGGACAACTAGTTGATATTTTTTAAACAGTCGTCTGTGAATCATGGTTCCGGCTTCGATAGATGTTTGCTGTGATACGGCTGATTGCTCGCGGCGCTGTATGCCCATCATCGCATCGTTTACGCCGTACAAGTCTTGTATAGCTAGCATTAACTGTTCACGAAATCTCCACGGATCAGAGGGCAGCTGTGTGGGGGGTATAAAGTGAGGTGCTTGGTTGCCGGAGTACTTAACCCAGTCCCATGCACTGTTAGACAACGCTTGGTCTTCGATGTCAGAGCCTTCAGGAATTGCCATACGAACTACGGTATGTGCTTGCAATACGTCTAGTATCTGTGAATCTAAGCGGTTTAACATATCTTGAAGTCTAGCTACGTAGTCAACAATAGACTTACCATAGACCTGATTAGGCACGTCGACGTAGGTAAGAAGGTGGTAAGGTAGTCCAGCTTTGTAGTGAGGGTTAGCTGACGGTGTCTTTAACATAGTGCCATCAGCGGTAAACCACACGTGCCTGCCTGCCATGCCGTTAACAGGAGAGCCTTTTTCGTAGTACTCGTATACTGCTACGTGGTCTGTATAGAGTTCTTGTTGTTCCACCGTAAAACTTGGTGACGCGGACGATGTTTCTATTTGGCGTTTAAGCACTTCTTTGTGTTCTGGAAACCTGAACACCGCTTCTTCGTAGGGAATATAATGACGTTCGATAATAAACCGTACGTTGTCCCAGGTTCGTGCGTCTGGATCTAGCCATACGTCGCGGGGTGCTGGTGCATACGCTTCAATGTCGCCTTCCATGATAACTTCTTTGGTTTCGTCGTTAAAGTCGTAGATGTCTCCTTTGTCTGGGTTCCACACTAATTTAAGCCAACCATTACCATAAGTTAACATGTTAAGGTTTTGTTGATCAATAAGTTCGTCTAGTTTATTGGTGGACCGAGCGTGTCGTACTAACCTATCCGCTGCATCTGCTTTACGTTTATCGGTCGCATCACTTGACGTTGGTCTGGCTATCACACTTGGTGGATTTGCGCTAAGTTGAGAGTGAAAAAATCGAAGGTACTTAAAAGCATAGTTCATGCCTATTTGTGAATCGCCACTATCTACGTCGCCAGATTCGAGTTCATAAGCTTCATCAAATCCTTGTGATACGCTCTGTCCTAACTTGTACGACGACGAGTATAAGATGTTGTGATTTTCTTGCCACTGCTGTTCAAACTGTTCGCGATGTTTTTTACATGCTTCGAGGCGTTTAAGAACTAGTCGCTTTACTTCTTCAGCTGTTAACTGCTGGACTTTTGGCATTAGCGATGGCTCCTACGCATGAGTATAAGTTTCTTTAGTTGTTTAGTTAACTGATCAACGCGCTTAAGTTTTTGATGTAAGATAGCTGCTATTAGAGCTAGTCCAACAGCGGCTGTTAGAAGTAGATAGTAACCTAAAAATATAATGTCTAGACTTGCCACCTACGACCCCTAAATGCTGCTATTCGTGCGTTAGGTTTAAACTTACCAAACTTTAAGCGATCCACTTCTTTACGCTTGCGTTCTTGATTAGCCTGTTTTAACCACTGATCATGTGTGGTTGGTTTTGATACTAAATCATTTTTAGGCAAGTTGTCAAGTCCGTACTGTAAACAGTCTAGTAGGTGATACTTTGTTGACGCTTCAATCCGCTCCCTGCCACTGTCTTCCCACTGAGCAGTACCAAGTTCTTCTTTTAGATGAGTACACCAGCTAGCTATAGAGATTGTTTGTGCGACTAGGGCTTCTTCAACTTGTTTAATTAATTCAACTTTTCGCCGAGCTTTGTCTTGAACGCCAACATAGGTTCGTTTTCTGTGGAGTGCTTCTTTAGCAAACCATGTTGCTGATGGATCGTACACGCGCTTTACAATGTTGAGTCCTGCGGTTTTGCGCTCAATAGCGTTTAAAAGGTCAGACGCTGCGGCTCCTTTAATGTAGTCGGCTCGTGTAACGTACCACCTAAGCGTTGCCGGATGCTGAGCTAACAGAAGAAATCCAGTGTTACCGCTAGCTGCGGGATCAACTACTTCGACGTGCCGCCAGCTAGGATGATAGTCCGGCGGGTCTTCAACGTTTCGTTGTTCACTGAAACTAAATACTGTCAGCTCACCAGTGAACCACTCACCATACAGCCTTGCTCGTCGTTCGGCTTCGGGCAAGGTAGCATAGCGTAATAGGATCTCGTGTTCGCGTCCTGCGTAGATAGGGTTATCTAACATGTTAAGTCTATAAACCTTACCTATTGGTTCTTGCAGTCCTTCTATCCACTTTTTGACGGCGGGGGATCTTAGCAGGGGGGTAAACGTTAAGAGAAACCGCCCTTGATTTGCTTGAACGCGCAAAGCAAGTTCCATGATAAGTGAAATCGAATCAGTTAGTTCGTCCATCCATACATAGTCTAAAACAAATGCTTGGGCTTTTTCTCTCGCTTCATTAACGTTATGGTGTGACATAAAAATGATAACAGCGTCGTCGACTAAAGATTCTACACGCTGCAAAGCGTTGCCTGTCCGAACTTCTTTGTAAGTACCGGGAGTAAGAAAAGGTTTGATTTTGGAACGCCATAGTTCAGTTTCTACTTGTTCGCCAACTCGACCAATTACTAAAATCTTTCTTGTACGTGAAGTGATTTTCCAGTACGGGTGTGTATTTTCAAAAACCCATGCAACTTCTCTACCCCCTACGCTAGACTTACCTACTTGGTTAGCGGCTACTAACGCTCTAATCTCATAGGTAGCAGCACCTTCAAAGATTTCTTGCTGCTTGGGCGTAGGTCGACTATTCAGGTCGTTTGGGTTCATGCACTGTTGCATGCCTAACGTCTGTAAACGTTTTAACGCAGCAGCTAGTTGTCGGGCGGTATCTTGATCGTTATCTTGCGACATAATCCAGGATGCGTCCTAGCAGATTCTGTTTACGACAAGCTTCACAGTCACATGGCGTACACTCATAGCAATCACACGGCACGTCGTCTTCCTCACACTCCGCTTGTTCAAGGCGGTCTACTACATACGTGTCATCTTTTTGAGACAGTCCTTCTTCGCGTAACAGTTTATATACTTTGGTATATAACGAGTTAATCTCTTTGGTAGACAGCGGCTTGTCCGTCAATACATCTACTTGTAGGAATTCTACTTCGGGCAGCTGAGACTCGGCACGCCAAGCGTCTGTGCCTAGCATTTTATCTAAAAGCTTGGCTGCTTTAACAACTCGTTCTGGCATGTCTAACGTTTGATCTACTTTGTCTAACTGTTTGTCAAACAATCGTTTGAGATCATACACACGTTCTATGTCCCGTGATGTTGTCACAGATACCTCGTTAGCTGATTATAGTTTTCCAAATAGCTGTTACGGTGACCGAGTTTGTTGACTTTAGTCTAGCTAGAGGTCCGAGTAAGTCTGGTAGCTGTCCGTTTCCGATAAATCCGTCAGGCAGTCGTACTCTAACCAGCCCGTTACTATATGCTGCAATCGCAGTTAGTGTTATTGCACGCCAGCTTTGTCCGCCGTCATAGGAAGTCTCAAGAGTAATGGCTCCTGGATCTGCTGCGGCGTTTATTTGAAACACTACATGCCTGATGTCCCCTTCATGAATTTTAAAAAGGTCGGACGCTAGAGACGATGACATTGTAATAGCGGGTTTGTCTTCTAAAAGATTTCTAGTGTTAAAGCCTGCCACTGGTTAGCTCCTTGTAAAGGGTATAGGGAGTGATAAAATCTGACGATGGTTTATTGGTAAACAACAAAGCTAGTTCTGTACACATAAATTTTTTGCTAGAGGACCACTTAAACTTTGTGGGATACGGAATCTTAAACAGCTTGAACAGCAAAACCCGCCAGGCAAAATAACATACCGCACCGTAGTCATAGGAACGGTTGGAGTAGTTGTCTAACACAGTAGCGACTAGCTGTTTTGTTAGCGTTGGCGACAAGTGTCGTGTAACTGTAAATAAAACCTGGTTTGTTCTTGTAAACTGAGTGTGCCAGTCTAACACAACGCCGGTTAGAAGTTTTGAGTGTATAACAATGCCGTTCGATAGCTGAATAGCTACATGGGACACAGGTTCGTTAAGTGCCCAGCAGATTAGACGTGAACCGATAGTGTTGTTTTTTGTGAACGTAAACTTCATGTAATAACTTCGTTAAGGTTAAGGCAGTATGCCTAGTTGTCTAATAGACTATCACTAATTCTTAGACACTGTCAACTTCTCTTTTGTTCGTGCAACAATCCATACTTCCGCACATTCTCTAAGAAGCTTTATAACTTCTTTCCTTGAGTCTCCTTGCGCCCATACTCCAGGCATTGCTTCCACAACTCCAAGGTACTTGCCATCTTTTTTATAAATTTTAGTGGTTTGTAGAGCCAAGTCTATCATGCGCTTTACCTCTATACGAACGTAAGTCTCCGATATTATTACTAGTGGACTGTTACCCTACACTGAGTGTAGCATCAAGTTTAAAGCCATCATAGCGTTATTGCTACCAGTATTATGATATGTGACTTTTATGCCTAAGCCAGCAGGTATAAACGCAGGATACAGCTTATACAAAGATCGACCTTCAGCAACATACCATCTTGCGCAGAAAGCGTCCACTACACCAATCGTGGGATGTATAACCTCGAAGTCGACGTAGTCGCCTAACTGTCCTCCACTGCAGATGTATTCCGCACCGTCCATTAACCTGTCGGCGGTAAGTGTATAGGTTTGTGACACCTCAGAATTTGCAGCACATGTTAAAAAATGCGTGCCGTAAAGTCTAGCTCGCCTTCCTTCTGGATCTGCAAATGCGCTGGGTTTAACTAGGGTACGGTCGTTGGTAGGTAGCGGTGTAGCAACGTGGTCGGTTACTAAGTCGGATAAAAGTCCTTGATCGGTATACGGAAGATCGGCTTTAAACACGATAGTGAGGTCGTCGCCGTTTAGAGTGATGTAGTCTAAGGCAATAATAATTGGTGACTGGCGAATCTCGTGCATAAGTCTGTCAACAGCCACTATTTTGGTAAAGTTGTAAGAACTCATCAAGCTATTCTCCACAGTACAAGCCTGGCGTTAGACACCGTGACAGTTGTTGCTGTTCCGCCTACTTTAAATTCTAACGTAAACGTAGGTGTGCCTGACACTGATGTAAGGGGCACGAACCCAGAGATTGTATTTGATCCTTGATTTCGGACGACAGATTCTCGAACTTCAAACAGGGTCGTGTTGTTTTGACGCACACGAACGTCAACTTCTCTGTTAGTTCCAGCGGTTGCAGTGCACACATACAAAAGTAAATAATTTCCCTGTAGTAAGGCTGAAGAGGGTGTTAAAGTAACTTTAGTAGACCATACAGTCAGCGACGTTGTGGTACTATCATTTAGAGATTCAGCAGCTTGAAACCGCGCGCCAAACAAGACGGCTTGTTCTAAGGCTTCCTGTACGGTACGAACAGTCGACGTAAACTCTGTGTTTGTAGGGTCAAATGGTACTGATCTCGCTACAGGTGAGATCGTAAGAGGTTTCATGCGATTTCCTGTATGCGAATGTTACGTGAACCGCTTGATGCTACTAACCATACTCTAACACTAGGTCCTACAGGTAAGGAGATAGTTTGATCTCTAAAAAGTTCAATGCCCGTTGATGCTGTGACCGTGTTGCTGAACCCATAAAAGATATCACGATCTTTAGGTTGCAAAACTAAGACTTGTCTAGCTGTCAGTGGATTTGCGCCCACTTTAGCTTCGACAGGTGTTGTAGTTACTGTGAGCGCTGCAAATACTCCCTCAGTATCTAAAACGTCTATACGATCTGGGTTATAAGTAATACTCATATGATACTACTTCTTTGACTTTTTAGGTTCATCTTCGGTAATTTTTACCGGTTCAAACACATGATCTTGTATACGCTTGATTAACTGGTTATACCAGATCAGCTGTTGATGAAACAAAAGCCAGTCTGACACCGACATGTCAAACTTGGCTTTGGAGAGAATCTGCGCGAACTTGTCGGCTTTTACAACATCATCTTTAGTAAACATTTAAAAATTATCCTTATGCTAGTTCGAGTACTCGAATGTCTTGAGCAGAGGCATCTTGTGAAATAGCCTTAAGGTTAAGAGCAGCGCCAATGCGTGCTTCAAAAACCGAGCCGGGAGACAAACGCAAACCGTTTGCACTGGTTACGGTGCCAACGCCCAAGAACACTGCCTTGTTGCCGAGGTTTTGCACAAACATGCTAGTTCGGTTTGCTAGGGGAGACGCAACGAGAGCGGTTCCACCTGACGTGTTGTTAATGCTGATAGCTGAGTTAGCAGCTGCTGTGTGATAGTCAGCCGTACGTGCAATACCTGTGGAGCCAACAAACGCCAAGAAGTTTGTACCGTCGCCGATTTTGATGCTGTCGTTTGCATGGTCTATGGCAACTGGTACAGGGTTTGTAATCGAGTCGATTGTCCAAGTACCTGATTGCACAGCAGCGACTGAATCCGAGCTGTTAGATAAAGCTCGCTGCAAAACACGAAGGCGACCAGATGCGTCTAATTGCAAAGAACCGTAATCCCCGTCGGTAGATACTAGCGATCCTTCGGTGTCGTTACGTACCGCAAGTATGTGCGTACCGATAGCGCCTGAGGTGTGTGCTGAGTCTTCAGCAAAGTTAGCGGCGTTGATTGTGGTCACTGAGTTAGCAATGTTAACGTCCAGTGCCTTTTTACCACTCACGTCAGTGTGCGTCAACAGCGTGCCGTCGCTAGCTCGTAAAAACGCACCGACGCTGTCGCTAGCGGCAATAGTGTCGGTGTCGGTTACATCAAAACCTAACTTGTCCTTACTAATCATTAATCTCTCCTTTTAGTTAGTTAAACCCAATACTCTAGTTCTAGCTGATGACCAGCTACACTAGATCTTACATAAATAAATCGCGCAGTTGCGTCTAGTTTGTCTATCCACTTACTCGCGTGTGGCGCAAGTGTAACGTAGGCAGAAGCCGTCCCACCACTAGTATAAGCGTAGCGCACTGAAACGTTGCCTACATTCTTTAACATAAACGCTTTTGTACCAATAGGCAAGCTTAAAGTTTGTTCTGTGTCCGCTAAGGTGATAACCGGTCTACTAGTTACGCCAGTCGTAAATATAATATCGTTGTTATTACCACCACCACTGCTTGTTGAGCCACCACCTACGGTTATTGTTGCCATGACTACGCCATTGCCTCAATAATTCGTATGTCCGATGTACCCGGGGTTGCACGCACAGCAAATACCGCTTGCCCTGCAGCAAGGTCGATACTAAGTGATTCGTTTTGTGTCAGTAACCAACCGCCTGCTATCGTAGCTTCTGCGAGACTAAATCCGATATATACGCTGGCTGACGAAGTGTTTTTAATTACTAAGCCGCTACGGTCAAAGAGCGTCGCGGGGATTAACACTGCTGCGGTGTTCGTAACAGATGCGCTGTACGCTGTTGCGGTGTTAGCAGACAGGATCCTTGTGTTTAGTTCTCCTGCTGTCAAACCTTTAGCCACTACTTGAAGTTCGCAGTTGGCGGTGTGGTTTATTTTTAACTTACAGTTAGCTAAAGCAACAGCTGCTTTTTTAAGTATGAGTTCGGTTGTTGGTGCCGATACTGCCGGAAACAAGATGACTTCGCTTGCTTCGCCCTCTAGCGTAAACGTGTCGCAACTTACAGTAACGGAGTTAGCAACCGATCGAACAAACACCGATAGCAGTAGCGTATCTGCGTGTAAAACAAAGTTCACAGTCTTGGTAGCGTTGCCTGTTAGCGTGCCATCAAACAGAACAAGTGTTCTGCCTGCGTTAACTGTTGCGAGCTGAGAGTTTGACACGGGCACCTCGCTTTAAGTATGGAATCAATTTATCGCATGGAAGTAGAGAAGTCAATAGCTGTTTGTCGACCAACCAAAACAACATTGATTCTAGCATACGTACGATGGATTCTTCTTGTTCATAAGACAAAGTTTGATTCTGTCCAGTTATGTTAAAGTACGCATGTATAAGCTCGTGAAACAGTGTTGAGCAGATGTGGTCTAAACTAGTGTGTTCACGAACGTTTATTTGGATAAGGTTGTCGTCCATCAGTGTGTGACCAAACATTTGCCCGCCGTCTTCACAATCTGGATCTTTTAGGGACTTTACAAACTCAATTCGTATAGGCTTTGGTCCAAGAGGAAACTCTATATCGGCAATAATACTGCGTGATCTTGTCATGGCAACAAGCCTCCTCTAGTCCTACCTAAACACTATACCTTTACGCGGACGGCTTGACAAGCTTTAAATTTGTTGCAATAAAATCCTTTAGTTCTGTTTCGGTCATCTTTTCTATGTCCTTGTCGCGGTACTCCACTACCTTGTGGGATGGGGGAGTGAAGCCCGCGTATTCAAGGATCAATCGAGCTGCTGCTACTTGATTAGCTGCGGTAACTCGACCGGCAGGTCCAACGTCTGTTTCGGTTACAATACTCATAAGACAAGCTACGGCGGATTCTGACGTGGCTTCTAACAGCCGTCTAACGGTGTCTTTTTCGCCTAGCCACTCAAGGAAGCCTTCTTGTTCTGCCCATTTAACAACGCTACGGTTGTTGGTTAAGGTTTGTAACTGTTGTGGGGTTAGTTCGCTAACCACGATTTTAGGATGCTTAGCATACAAAGAAGCTTTAAATTTTGATTGTGGCAAACTAGGATTAAACGTCATCGTTAGTGTCTCCTACTTCTTCATATACCAGAGTATCGTTTATGCGAGCAAAGGTTTTGTTTGTAAACGGAAGAATAGAAGTGTCTGCTAGGGGAGATGAGCTTTGTCTAGCACTGCCTATGCTTATAACGGGTGGTAGACTAAGCATGGGAAGTGTTGCTTCGGAGCCGTCTGTTAGTCGTAAAGTTACTATGTGTCGCATTGAACACACTCCTACTTAAGTGTTCGAGCTAGCTCTTTTCTACACGCTCGCTAACGCACGAGCGCTAACGCTTTGCATGCATATGCTTTACTTGAACATGCATTAACGTTTGTGCTTGCTAAGCGGTGGCGGGTATATATATATCTAGCGTTATCATGTGTCCCCCGCTAGTTAGCGCAATCGTTACACTGCGTTACGAGTCTGCATGCCGGCACGTGTGGAGAGCGAGCGTTCATGCGTCGTTTGTTAGTGCAAGCGTTAGCGATCTTGCGTGTTCCCTAGTTACGATTATAATTGGTACCTAAAAGTTGTCAACAGTAAAATTACAAGTCAGTGAGAAGTATGTTACTATTAGTACGCGCGCGGACACTAGACTAGCGCTAACGTTAAGTTAAAGGTGTCTAGCGGCGATTTTAAGACGCGTTGTTGAGGTGGGTAGGGTCGTGGGATGGTCGATAAGAAGGCGCTGTAAAATTTACAAAAACTTACATAACACACTTCCCACTTTTGCGTAATGAAGTCACTGTGTTACCTCCGCGGGACACCCCCCTCCACAGTAGCGAAAATTTACAGTGACGGGCACGCCGGCAAGCACGCAAGTCACAAGTGCCTAAACGTGGTATAGCCCCCGGGTGTGGAGCGGGTAATCAATCACCCGCAAGCCCCCGTCAACCCCACTTGTGGCATGCTTGTAAGCTGACACGTGTGGTACATGCTGGCACGTGCGGTGCTAGTATGGGTACGGGCGCGTGTGGATGGATGCATGTGCGTGTGATATATTGTTAGCGCTTGTTATCACTTGTCTGCGCTTGTCACTGCTTGCCACTGCTTGCCAGCGCTTGCCAGCGCTTGTCACTGCTCGTTACCCGCTTGTCACACGCTTACGACTGCTCACACGTGGCGGCAGTGGCAGCTTGCCCGTATGTGGCGGCTTGCAGCAGTGTCTTTCGTACAATCCTTAAACACTACTGTCTAATCCTTAGATTCACTTGCATCCCGCATACTTACCGCTCTTGCTGCACAAGTTGTTGACGATTTTAGTCCCCGCCACAGTTGATATCATTGGCTTTTTTGTGTGGCACATGACATGCATAATAATAACCGTGAGGCAAGAAGAAAGGAGACGACCAATGACTTTAGCAGTACGATACTTATCACAAGACATCTATCAAGTGCTTTACCGTAGCGCAAACGGCAAGATCTCAAGTGTGAAGTGGGACTCAAAGCAAGGTCTACTAACGGCAATATCTCTACTGGGTATTCAACAAAACCGTAAAGCAATTAAAGCGTTAGACACTTTGCTTATCGCGGCTACCAAAAACCCTTTTATCGTACACGTAGGGAGACTATAGAATGTCGGACACACAGCTTGTACTAACCATAACCGCGTTTTTAACAGCTATCTATATCATCCACAGAGGGAGATCGTAACATGCTACACGCTTACGAACCTAACAACTATGCAACACGTTGGAAGCTATAACATGAACGAAAACATACTACTGCTAATAACGATCGTGGCAACAACAACCGCTTATCTTATCTTACGAAAGGAGTTTTAACATGAGAGATTTAGACGAACTGTACATTATGTATGAAGAACTCGTAGAAGCTGGTGAAATCGATCCAAAATATACGTCGGTGGAAGCTTTTGTAGAAGATCAGATCACTAGTCTCATAGATTCATACGATGACATGGAGTACTAATATATGACTAGCGAAGAACTAAAACAAGCATTAACACTGCATAAGCAGTGGCTTGACAATGAACCAACTGGTAAGCGACTGGATTTAAGCAATGCCGATCTAAGCTACGCTAACCTACGCAACGCTAATCTACGTTGTGTTACTATACGCGGCGCTGACCTAAGCTACGCTGACCTACGCAGTGTGACCTTAAGCGGTGCTAGTCTACGCAACGCTGATTTAAGCGGCGCAGATCTACGCGGCGCTAATATACGCAATTTAGTGTCAGCGCAAGGTGTTATAGGCGCGGACTTGCAAGTGATTGACATGCCTAGGCAGTCCATCGTACGTTACGGGAAACAAGTTAGTATAGGCTGTGAAGGACCGTATGACATCGACTACTGGTTAGAACATGCAAGAGCTATTGGAGAACGTAACAACTACAACCGTCGTGATACCGAACTGTACATAGACATGCTTACAGTATTAAAAAAG